GACTTTTCGATTTTGTTGTTACTTTTGTGTTTTGATAAAACATCACAATTTGTGGATTTGTGGTGAAGTATGTGTGCGCGTATTTAGATGTATGCTTTTGATAGGTTTCTTTCAACTGTTATGAGCCTGTACCGGGCCACATCCAATTCCACCTCGATTTCCCCGAACGCGATTTCATATTCCAGTTCCGCGTCATGCACAAAGGCGCTGAAATATTCATGCTTCTGCTAAATTTGCCGCTCGACCCGGTACGTACATTTGGCCGCACGAAATGGGATGAGATGAAAGTCCAAAATCTCGCGTCGCAGTGGACGATATGCGCCGATTCGAAGCAGAGTTTCGGCCAGCCAGATGCATGTGGCGGATGCGGAACAAAGATTGGAATTATGAAGCGATGCAGCGCCTGCGATTTCATTTGGTACTGCTCAGAATCGTGCCAGAAATCTCATTGGAATATCCACAAACCGACGTGCCGCATCCTGGAAGCAAAGAACATCGAGTCCAAGAACAAAAACACCCGAAGCGACGGCGCGAGTGGATCTGGGTAAAATTATTTTAAAAAATGTCGATATATGTGAATGGCGCCGCGGCGCACATACATTATCGCAGCAGCCACACTTCTTTTGCTTTGTGTGACGATCTACACTGTGTGGCTGTCCATGAAAATGAAGAGAGATGAGGAAACTCGACGAATCGCAGCACGAAAAGCAGCAGATCGCGCGAGGCGTCAGCGAGAATACTTGATGCATCGACAACGACACGATATATTGCATGAAGCACGCATGGAATCACTTCGAAACCCACCTATTATCCGGAAATTGGCATCGATCCTTACAGAGTTCGAGAACGATATCGACGCCTGGCACTTTCTCATTGAAGCTGGCGAAATCTACATGCGCGGTGACTTCCCGACGTACCTCCCAAATACACAGCTCGCACAAGACCTTTTCCGCATCGCTCTGACATGCCCGCGCGGCTCGGTTTCCGGCATCGCGCAATCGAGGTACATTGAATCCCGCGAATCTCAAATGGACGTTTCCGATATGGCCGGCGCAGCGTTGCCAGACACGTACGGCCAACGCATGGTCCGCATCGCCACACACCGCATCAGGAACGTGTCTCCAAACGCGTTCGAGACTCCTGTGCCTATGTATACGCTCGAACAGAGACCAGCTCGAATCGCACATGAACCCTTGGTTGTGCCAATTGAAATTCCAGTCGACAGAATCGTGCATAACGATCTCCAGAACGTCCACGATCATTCTGTGACGCACGCGACGCGCCATATCTTGGAAAACATCGAGAAGAATGATAAAAATGATCGGAATTCTCGACCTGAAATCGAATCTGCCCTCCTCGATTCTGCTTTAAATGACGACGATAAGATCAAGGCGCTCGCGGTCCTTGATTCCCTGACGACTAAAACGCATCATACAAGTTTCAAAATGACCGAGACCGATGCGTTGAATGCAGTCTGGTCAAAAATTCAAGGCATGGACGAATCGATGAAAAGCAACGTCACCGAAACGCTTCTTCATCAACTCGCATCTGGCGTCGAGAACGGCCATGTCGTCTGCTCGACGGGAAAGATCGCTCGTTTTGTAAGCGCGCTCGATGGTCTTGGAAATGACGAAGTGAAATTGCGTCCGATGTGGGCGGTCCGCGACGAGCTGGGGACGATGGCTTCGAAGAAACGAGGACTGGATGGCGAGTACTCAGAAGATCGCTTGCAAGAATTGCGTCGCGAGTTTGTCGACGAGGCGACTGCATTATATTGCACAGACCTCGGCCTCAACCCCAAAATTATGAGCCCTTTGATATCTCTCTATGCCGATGCCATTTAATTAAATCACTCTTCACATTGTGTCGTCGTACACGTTTTATGTATCCAATATGGTGCAGCACACTTGGCGGGATCTTCGGTCCAATTACATTTCGGGCAATCGCTTTTTTGACACACGCCGTATTTCTGACACATTCCACAATCCGTATCGCAAATCCATCCGAGTTCCGCCGTCGCAATATTCAGAAAATATGTGAACGCGCTCTGCCATTTCGCTTCGTGCCCGCAACATATCGAATGCGCGAATTCATGCAACAATTTGGTATTCATACGTGCTCGCGTGAGATTCTTCGCCGATGGATTGAACGAGAAACATCCGCTCACGTAATTGAACTTCGCTGTATTTTCAGAGAAGATGTTGATAAGACCTGACCACGAGACGATCAATGCTTGAGCTCGCGGATCAGAAGCATGCTTGGAATTCTTGAGATGCGTCACGAATTCCCGGCCTCGCTGCTGGACATACAATCGGAACGTCTCTTCGACGGCATTCAAAGCTGGCCGTGCATCTTTACAATTTGTTGCCGTCAGACTTGCCGAATATGTTGCTTTCGGCGTGGGCGTGAGTGTCGGCGTGAGTGCAAGTGTTGGTATGCCAGATGCTTGGAATGATGGATCCAAGACACGCATTGTGGGCGTTCCAACTGCATCTCGCTGCCGTGTAGTATAGTACAATGCGAATACGAGACACATCATGCACGCGACGCACATTGACATGAACATGATTTCAATCATATTCTTACTATTCTATTCTACTACCACGGTTTTATTATTACATGGCGCACAACGTGTTTGAGATACGGTGTGCGGCATCGTTCGCGTACTTCTCGGACGATCTTTCCTGGAAAAACGTAAACTTCTCGATCATATCACGCATCAACTCGCTGGAATCGTTCTGGCGCGGCACATCGATATCGACCAGCTCGTCGAGCGTGTGTGCGAACCAACAAATACGGTTTGTGCATCGAGTTTTATATGTATAAGGACACATCCTCGTATTATATTCCAGAGGGTGGTATCGCGTCTCGTACGGTGAGTGCGAATACATGCACAAGTCGCCATGCTTGCACTCTGCATTCTTTGATTTCTTGTGGTAGCTGTAACACGTTATCGGCATATAGTTTTCGACAGTGTCGCGTCGCCGGTCGGATGTGGAGTGGTACCAAAAACACGCGCGTTCATCGTGTGGATCGGTGACGGTGCACGCGTGCACTTTGAAGTCGCGTGGGAAGAGTAACGGCATTGTGTTTTAATAATAATAAAAATGAGTGACAAGATCTCACACCAACTGAAGAAGAAATGTGCCACGTCATCACACGTCATCGCAAAAATGCCACGTCAAAAAGTGCCACGTCATCACACGTCATCACATGCCGAGACGTTCCATCTCTTCGGCCTCGATCATATCGGCCACCATCGCATCGACGACTTCGACATGCTTCCAATCGGCACCCTCCACTAAATCCTGCTGCCAATTCAAACCGTAATTCCAGAAATGGAGGCCGTCGGCATGCAAGACCGCATCAGGCCCATCAAACTCCTTGATTTTTGCGATACCACGCCGACCGATCCAGACCATCTCGTCCCATGCGTGAACTTTCGACGACCACCATCCGCCGCGAGTCCCGACGCCGAGAACATGTGCAATTTCGTGCAGCGAGACGCGGTACCCTACCATATTTCCAAATGTGATTGTCGTGCCGCTGGCTTCGGCCGTCGGGACGTTCGAATCGTAATGTGCTGTAATATGAGTATTGAAATTCGAGTACCGATTATACGTATCGATCGCGGCATCCATTCCATCGACGATTTCCGATCGTAAGGGAGAATTCTCAGCTTCTGAAGTCATCGTATACGTCATCGATCCGATAAGAGGAGGTTTCGGCTTTGGTGGTGGGACAGGCGCTGGCGTTGGGACAGGCTTGGATGTCGGCTTGGGCTTGGGCTTGGGCTTCGGCGTCGGTTTTGGCGTTGGTTTGGGCGTTGGTTTGGGCGTTGGTTTGGGCGTTGGTTTGGGTGTTGGTTCGGGAGGTTTACAAATGCATTTACATTTATCTTTCTCGCAGCAACAGTCCTTGTCCTTGCATTTACATTTCTCGTGTGTTGCTTTGCAGTGGCATTTGTTGTCGGAATTACATTTCTTGTCCTTGTCGTGAGAAATCTTCTTCGTTTCTGGCATCGTATATAATAGACTCACGTGAAAAATTATCTACGTCATAAGTATCTCAATATCCATGGTCAATCGCCGCTCTCCTCCACGCGCTCCCCTGCGAATCCGCCCTTCCAACGCACTGTTTCGCGGCGTGACTCCCAGGCGCCTCTTCCCAGTCCGCCCTGCGACGCCTCGCGCACCCGTTCGCCGCAACGCCGAACGCGCAGCAGCCGTCCGTATCGCCCGCATGATCAATGGTCTCCCTCTCGGTGTCCGTCGCCGCATCAATTACGGCCTCCCAATGTCCGTCACGCCATATGCCGCATCGCGCATGCCCCGCTCATTCCGCCGCTAATCCAACAGCGCGGTAAATTTTAATTTGTAATATATGCACGTTAATTAAAATAATGAAACTCGTGATTCTGTGCCCATGGTGCGCTTCAGGCGGCCCTGAAGCGCTCCATCAACTATGCCAAATCTCGAACGAACTCGGCCATGACGCGTCGATCTTGTACGATAACGCGCCCCATCAAAAGCTCGTCACGTTCTTTGGAGATGTCTACCCCCTCGCCAAACGAACATTACATGCCGAAGACGATCCCCATACGATTGTCGTCGTTCCTGAAACGTACCGCCTCGATACGGGGAATGCGGCGTTATTCCCGACGTCGACGATCATCGTATGGTGGCTGTCGCTCGATCTTGGTTTGCCACAGCTCTCCCATTTTCTTCAGTACCAGAATATCTATTTCGTGTGCCAATCCAATTACGCGATGCTGGCTGTCGGGTCCATGTGTCGTAACAAATCGTTCATGCTGACGGATTTCGTTCGACCTATCACTTTCCCGCCGTGCATTAAAGAAGATATCGTCGTCTACCACGCCCGTAAAGATCACGTGACGCCGGCAATTTGTCTCCAACACGACATTAAATGCAAAGCGATCCATAATGTCGACGCCGAAGAGTCACAGCGGATGATGCATGGCGCCAAAGTGTATGTCGATCTCGGACATCATCCTGGGACGGACAGGATGCCTCGCGAAGCAGCGATGAAACAATGTGTTGTGATAACAGGAAAGCGAGGTAGCGCATCGAACGATATCGACGTGCCGTTAAAGAATAAGAGCGATGACCCGAACGAGATCGTCGCGCTCATCAAGAATGCATTGACAAACTACGAGTCGGAATTCGCATCGCAAGCTCCATACCGCGCTTGGATACGCAACGAACGCACACGATTCACGACTGAAATCGCTAATCTTATATCGTATATCTCCGAAACGAGATGATAATTCGCACACTTAAGCACGAGTTAAAACCATCAAATTATCGTATTTGGATACATGAGATGACGTATTGCAGGAAATGCAAATCGGATGGAATTAAGAAACAGGCGAAGTACGGTCCTGAAGGTGGGAAACCAACTCAATGCTCGAAACACGGGAAGAAGATCGGGTACGTCGACGTCGCGAGTAAACGGTGCGAGGATGCCGAATGCAAGGAATTCGCAACGTACGGCGTTGACGGAACGAAGATGAAGACGCATTGCACAAAGCACGGCCAAAAACTCGGACTCATCGACGTCACGAATAAACGGTGTGAGCATCCCGGGTGCAAGACATGCGCAACATTCGGCGAAGAAGGGACGACGGTGCGAACACATTGCTCGACACACGGCAAATCGATCGGGCTTGTCAACGTCATGAGTAAACGGTGCGAACACGATGGGTGCAAGACAATCGCAACCTTCGGCAAAGAAGGGACGAAGGTGCGAACACATTGCTCGACACACGGCAAAGATCTCGGACTCGTCGACGTCTCGCATGAGCGGTGCAACCATGCCGAATGCAAGGAATTCGCAACGTATGGTGAAGAAGGGTCGACGGTACGAACGCATTGCCCAACACACGGCAAATCGATCGGACTTGTCGACGTCTCGAACAAAAAATGCGAGCATCTCGGGTGTATTACGCAAGCAAAGTACGGCATCGTCAAGAATCGGCCGACGCATTGCGTTGACCACAAGGATGCCAAGATGTCCAATGTCATCAACAACAAATGCAAGTCGTGCACGCTCACGCAAGTCAGGAGGAAAGGCGACTATTGCGCGGTATGCGACGAGTTCGAGAAGAACGATGGAGCGTCACGTCTGACACGCTCCAAAGAACGAGCCGTCATTCATGCCCTACTGGAAAACGATATCCCGAACGTCGATTACGTACGAGTCTACGATGTCCAGTACAATAAATCTATCGGGAAAGCGTGCGGCGGATATAGGCCCGACATCCTTATCGATTGCGGGAATTTCATGATAATTATCGAAGTCGACGAGTTCCAGCACCGCCCGCGATACGTTACGAATATAACGCGCGAGATCGATGATGACGGAATCGAGCGTCTCGCTAAACGAGCACGAGTCGTATCGAATTACGAAGGATCGTGCGAAATGACGCGCATGATCAATATCCGGTTCGCGGCCGGCGTCCCATGCTACGTCATTCGGTTCAATCCCGATGCGTTCAAGATCAATGGCGTACCCGGCCGCGTCTCGATCGGAGAGCGCCACGCCGAATTGTGTCGCCAAGTCAAATCGATGATGACCAAACCTCCTCGATCAGATCTCGTCGTGACGTACATGTACTATAACGACGTGATCCTCGCTACAGAAGAAGTGTCACTTCCGCCCGGATACGTCTGGGATATTTGATTTTTTATGTTTTATTAAAAAAACGTCGTATAATTACTTCATCTTCCACGAAATCGCCTTTTGAATTTCCTTTTCGCAGCCGGTGAGCGAGAAGCACTCGTCTTTGAGCAGCAATTGGAACTGACCAGCACGAGCTTTGCCATTGGATGGAGGATCGTTGAACTCGTTCGTGCCTGCCACTTTAGCCTTCCACTCCAAGTATGCCTCGAGCGTTTTCTTCTCGTTGCCATGCACGGCCAACTTGATCAAATTCGAACATCCACCAAACTTGCTTTCATTCCCTTGATTCAAAGATGTGTCTATGACGGCTGCGAGCGCGAGTGCCGATGGCTTGGCGACGCCGACCTTCTTCCATGCTGCCGCGGCGTGGTAAATGTACGCGCCGTCATCAGAGTCCGTGACGAGCTGATTCCATTGAGATGCAATCCAGCGTGGATCACCTGCAATCTCGTGAATTTTTTTGATGAGTTTTTCGCATTTGTCTTTCGATTTGCAGCATCCGGCAACGAACGGCATCAAATCGTCGCCGCCGAGACCGCGGTACATTTTGAACAGCTCGGGCGCGTCACCGGCACCGTCCTTTCCATCGTTAGCTGTCGTCCATCCTACCAGTCCGATGGTCACACCGCGGTCGTGCTGATCGTACGAGAGGGCGCTCGCATATCCGAACAACGAGCCTTTAGTCCCCTCGATCTCGAACGTCCCTTTCGGATCGGTGTTGTCCTGCTCTGCTTTCGAAATAAGGAGCCAGATATTTGCCCAGGCTTCTTTGCTACCGAGACCAGTTGCCTTTTCGAGTATTGCAAGTACGTCGGGGTTCAGGGCATCGTCGACAGTCACGTGGATGAGCTTGGATTGGATCTTGGGGGACATATGGTATAGTATAACGAGACTTTATTTCGCAAATCGATTCTGAATTTACATAAGCGGTCGTACGAGAATCGCGCCACGCAAGAATCACGCCATCACCATCGCATCGATCGGCACGAGATCTTTGGCATATCCTGCATAATTCTCATAGAAGACAAAACCGGCTGCAGCAGCCATTTTGAAGACAGATTCACAGCGCTGCGACGACTCCTCAGCGACCTTGGCGACGTCGTGCGTATTGGTGTTCAAGAACGCCGCGATGTGCACGCCGTCGCCCTCCTCCATATTAAACATCATCATGTAGACGCACTCTCTCATAAACTTGCCAAAGATTGTCGGTTCGTTCGCGAGCTCGATGATCGATGTGCCTGACGCGAGGCGCTGGAGGCCAGTTTCGTACGTCGCATCAAGACTGAGCGCGCTGCGGACGAAGCCGTGGTACTCGACGATGTGAGAGTGGAACTCGTTATCAATAAGATTCATCGTGACACAAACTTTGAATAAGAACAATAAATTAACAATGACCAGTTTTGAGACCACGAAGATGTGAAAAGACGTCAGCGACACGTGGCATTAATTCTTTCTTTTTTATTTCATGTTACAAAAATAGCCTACCATTTCAGCTCAATTTTCATCTGTGCGACAATCTCAACGACCATCTGATCTTCGGTGTACCGCGTCCCCGACTTGAACAGCATTTTGTACGCGTTGTCGAGCGCCGTGCATGTGGCGTCGTCGATGGTGATGTTTCCCATTGTCGTGCGGAAGACGGCAAATACCCTGTTGCGAATCAAAGGATAATTGGGCGCGAGCGACCAGAAATCCTTCTCGTTTATTGGCGATGGCGGCTCGGCTCGGCTCGGCTCGGCCAGGTCACCGCCAGACGCCGCCATAGGCATAGAAAGCGCCGGCCCGGCAGCAGGTGGAGCGTCGGCAGGTGGAGCGTCGGCAGGTGGAGCGTCGGCAGGTGGAGCGTCGGCAGGTGGAGCGTCGGCAGGCGGAGCGTCGGCAGGTGGAGCGTCGGCAGGTGGTGTAGATGCCGGGGCCGGAGCGTGCTCGAGATGATCGACGAGTCCAGTGGCCGAAGACTCGATGGCGGGAATCACGAAGCTCGGAAGAAGCGGTGCATGAATGAAATCGTCGTCCGTGTCGCCCGCGGTGCCATCTTTCAAGATCGAAATCTCGACCATGAACGCAAATGTAACGCGACGATCGCTCGAGCCTTCTGCGTCGTCATCGTACACAGGAAGGTTGAACTTATACCCATTCCCGGGTGATCCCGCGGTGACGTCCGTGAACGTCATCTTCGTCGTGTCGCTGCGCGGAGCGAGGAGGAAAGTCGCGCCCAGCTCGTGAAGGAACTCTTTCGGTAAGAGGCAGTTATTGGTATGGGGCTGCATACGCCAGAACGGCAAAGTCATCTTGAGGAACACCGTTTTGAGCGGGTTGGCGTCGCGGTGCACGAGGATATAGAAATCGCATGTCGGAAGTGATGTGACATTCTTCTTGTACGCCTCCCATCGCTTCTTCATGATTACTCCACATTTGCCCGCGCGGAACTTCTTGTGGTGGTGCAGTGCACGCCCAATCTCGCCCTTGGTGATTAGGTGCAGGGCATCGTACAGGTTTTTGACGTTATTGTTTCCCTTGGCAAGCGTCGCTTCCGTCTTCACGTTCTCGATAATGAAGCGCGGCATCTCGGGAAGAACAGATTGTGGAACGTACGAGTCGCAGTGGACGGCAATGGACTTGGGCTTGGCGATTGCAGATACTACATGATCCATCTTCTGCCGCTTTGCCATGGCAGGGGGGCGTGCGACGACCTTCGCAACGCGGGAACGAGCGGCGCGGGGCTTCTTCGCGGTCTCGTCCTCGGAGCTCGTGTCCATGTCATCATCCACCTCATCCGCCTCATCCGCCCCGGTACCTGATATGTCGGCATCTGCATCATCGCGATCCTCGTCGATATCGCGCTTCTCCTTCACACGCTGCGGCGACGGGAAACGGCGACGAGAGCGCATCGGCGGCCGCTCATCACACAGGGCCAAACGGTTTATGATGCGCATCATAAACGCGTCAAAGTCAGTGTTCAGTCGCTCCAATGTAGCGAGTGGCGCGGTCATTGTATGTGGATGCACAAACACCACTCGATCGCAAATCTTTTATATAAACATTATTATTAGTGTGGCAAACAGCGGCGCCTTCTGCAGGGAACCGCGTCCCCATAAGATCTAAAGAAAGAAATGCGCCAACTCATAGTCGCCACGTCATCAATGCCACATCATCAAAATGCCACGTCATTTATGATGATGATGTCCTCAAATAGTATCACCTTCTCACATTAAATGAAATAACGCGGTATGCACGCCTCTATCGCCACGCTGCAGCGCCTGAACCGCGGCGCAGATGCGTTTATGCGCCGCGTGATCGACGAGATGTACCAGACCGATTTAGAAAATGAGCTCCAGGCAGCGATGGAAGAGCCGAGCCTTCCGCCACTCCACCGGTCCACCCCGAAACCCCGTGCCGACCCGCCTGCCGCCCCCCCCCCCCCCCCCCCCCCCCCCCCCCCCCCCCCCCCCCCCCCCCCCCCC